GCAGCTTAATCTTCTAAAACATAGACTTCTTCAATCTCAAAGGCGTTGTAACCCTTGTTATCGTAGTAACGAACCTTGTATTCAAAGGCGTTATCAATCGCTTCCGCAATATCCATAATCATATTGCCGTACTGCTTGTAGGTCTTGAACTGCACATCAATAGGTTCTTCCATTTCTGCGACCAAAGCACGCATAAATTCATTTGCAATGTGAATCTGGAAGCCCTGTGTTACCACCTGATTCATAAAGATCAGGCTGCCTTTGTATTCGCCTTCAACGATCTTCATCCAGCAAGTAACCATAGGATCACCCTTTTTGGATTTCGTCAGCTCCAGCTTGTTAATTGCCACTTCATAAGTATCATGGGGAACTTCCCTTCTACCACCGTTTTCAGCAGCTTCTTCAACATCCTTTGCCAAACCTTCCGTATCAATCGCCTTATCGAATTCATCCCAAATGTTAGCCATAATATTTCACCTTATTTAACCTTTCAATTTATTAGTGTTTTCTTGCGGTCAAGATACCCTTAACCAATTCAAAAGCCTGTTCCTGTGTGAACCCTGCTTCCACATAAGCATCATAAAGCTGCTTTGCAGTAGAAGCGGATTTCTTTGCCATTGCAGCCGGATCAATGTTGAAGGGATTTTCCGGCTTATGGTTCTTTGTTGCCTGTGTCTGCTGATTCATAACCGCCGTAATAATAGCGGTCATTACTTCATCAGGAAGCCCAAACGGATTGTTCATAGTGTTTTACCTACCTTTCTTATTCTCTTGCTTTACGCTTACGGCGGGGCTTTTCTTCCTCTGCCGGGGTTTCAGGGGGATTCATTGCATCTTCATCATTGGAAGGGGTTTCCGCTGCTGTTTCGGGTTCGGTTTCCTCTGCCTGTTCTGCCGCCGTTTCTGCGGCTTCCTGCGGGGTTTCTTCATCAGGGGTATTGTTTACCGTCTGTTCCTGTTCGGGGCTGTCCTGTGGCTTATCTGCGGGTGTGGTAGGGGTTTCTTCCTTCTTTCTACCTCTGCCGCTTCTTCCGGTACTTGCTGCGGGTGCTGCTGTTACCCCGGAAGCTGCGTTTTTGTTCGCTTCATCATAAACGGCGAACAGGGCGGTTACATCAAGCGGAATATCCTTTGCATTTACCTTCAATCTACCGCCGCCGAAAATAACTTCATTGCTCTTGAAATTGAAGGTTCTAACATCACCATCCGCAACGATACGGGCAACAACATCAACCATTCCGGCAACCTTGTTTGCAACCTTTTCCTGTAAATTCGGCTTGATAGAAGTGATCTTATCGCCGCCCTTGCGGGTAATATCCTTGCTTGTGTCCTCATGGGAAATAAGGATAATGTTTTCATAATTCAGGTTCATCAGGCGTTTCAGCGTATTCAGGAATTCGCCCCTTACCTTATCCCACGCACGGAAGGAATCATCCGATTCATGGGAAATACCCATCTGCTGATACATATACAGGCGGCAATGCTCATACAAATCTTCCAAAAGGTCAACAACGATTGTCTTAAAATCGTTATCCTTCTTTTCAAGTTCGGAAATAACATCCTTGAACACTTCCCAAGCAAGGGTTCTTTTCGTCTGTCTGCCTTCAACCTTCACTTCATCCTTGATATGGATGAACGGTGCATCCACGAACTTAATATTTCCGTCCGTGTTCAGCATCAGGGGATCAGGAAAGGCGTTTGCAAAGGTGGTTTTTCCGCAAAACGGAACACCATAAATCCAAATCGCACGCTTTTCAACGGCTTCAATGTTTCTTCTCTTGTTTTCAGGTAACTTCATAAAATAGTTCCATCCTTTCTCACAAAATTCTTGAAATTCGCAATATCTGCATAAGTAGGTTTTTTCTTGCGGGAATTCAGCTTCTTCATTCACCGCTTTAATTCCAAACAGGAATTCAATTACTTTGTTGTAATTGAATTCAATTTGAACAATCTTCACTTCCACCTTTGCAAGTTCTGATTTCAGGCGTTCCCTGAATTCTTGTAATGTTTCCGTTTTCTTCTGCCGGATCGTAACTTTGGGAACAAACACAAAGTACATATTCCGTATTCGTTTTCCGGGGTTGTTTCTTTCAAAGAAATACTTGTATTCGTGAAGCTGCCCGGATTGTTTATAGCCTGATACATTGTTTGAATACTTGAAATCGTACAAATCGTAAGTATCGGGAAGTTCAACACCCCGTTCAAAGATTGTTGCGGGTACAAGGTAATCAATGAACCCGTGGAAATCTTCATCCGAAATTTCAACTTCAAATTCCCCGCCCGGTGGAATAGCAGCCTTTGCCAATGGAATCACAACTTCCAGCTTCATCATTTCGTTAATGTGTTCATCCGTGATAATCGGATAACTGAAAGCGTATTCTTCAAGGGCTTCTTCAAGGCTCTTTTCAATTCCGGTATGTACCGCTTGCCCTAAAATTAAGGCGTTATCCGGTTCAGTTGGGGAATCTGTTTTTATCCCGTCCAAATATCGCATTTTGTACTTGAATTTGCACTTTTCAAAGCAATCAACGCTTGAATGTGAGTATCGCAATTTATCACCCCTTTCAAAAGTTCTTTGAACTGTTCAAACCCTTCCGGGTAAAGGAACACCCCAATACCGCCTGATTTATTGATACGGCTGATATTCAGCTTTTGAAGTTCGGAAGGTCTGCCGTTGGAAGCCTTTACTTCAACCGCCATCATTACACCGTTCACGCAACATAAAATGTCAGGAATACCGGATTTTTGATAGCCGCCGCCCCAAATTTTGGTGTACCAACCGACCATTTCAACCTTCATCCGGTCTGTTGGATAGCCAGCCGGATAAATACCGATTGAATGAAAATACTTCTTAATTTGCCCTTCAAATAACTTTTCTTCTGCCATATCACTTCACCGTGATCTTGACATATCCGGCTTTTGGGTTCTGTTTGGTGTACTTTGCAGCAACATCAGGTAAATCCTTCTTCAAAGCCGCACCGTCAAGCCTGTTTTCAACCGTAGGGGCAACATAGGTGAATTTCACAACCTCATTTTCAAAGGCTTTTACACCGTATTTTTCCATTGCAGCCTTCAACTGCTCTTTCATCTTCTTTTCCTGTTCTTCAATCTGCTTCTTCTGAACAGAAAGGTTTGCAATAGCGGTAATCACCGCCGCCGCTTCCGTCTGCATGGTTGCAAGTGCTGTTTCCTCTGTGAAAGCATCTTCACAATCAGGGGATAATTCAGAACACACAACCTTGCAAGTGTCCTTTTCCTCACATTCCAAACAGCAGCACACTTTGCCGCAAGCGGAATTTTCCATTGCCTGTTTACACTTAATCATTGTTTGAACTCCTTTCCAATTCTTCAATGAACTGCTGCTGATATTGCAGCACTTTTTTTGAATAGTTAGTTTCAAAAATTCCTTGTTCCCATAAACGGGAAGCCCCGGTTTCGCCCATGTTGTAAGCCATCAATGCCTTTTCAGGTGTTTCATACTTTTCAAACAGTTTTCGCAAAATGAACATTCCTGAACGAACATTGTTATAGGGTTCAAGGAAATCTGTAATTCCAAGCGTTTCTGTTATGTACGGGTGATTGATTTTGTTGATCTGCATCAATCCGTAATCGTTTGAACCGCTTATCATATCAGCCTGAAAGCCGCTTTCCTGTTGGATCATTGCCATTACAAGGGTAAAATCTATGTTGTACCCCGCCGACAAGTAGAAAATGAATTCCTGTAAATCTTCATCCATTGGTACATCAAGGGGAACGAAATTCAAATCACCGCCCCAATCCATTGACATTTCACCGTTGAAAATTCTTCCGTCATACTGACCGTAAATCAGGATTTCAGTTTCCGTTTCTGCTTCCGGCTCTGTTGCTTTATCTGAACCGTGTGAAATAAGTGAACCTATCAGGATACCCACAAGGGAAAAGAAAATTGCAACGATCAGCCACGAAATCAGAATCCTTTTAGCAATCGAAGTTTTCTTGATACTTTTTGAATAATTCATCCGTGTAATCTCTCCTTAATTCCAAAGTGTGAAGAATATCTTCTTCAACCGTTCCGGGGCAAAGCATAAGGTAATAAAAGCACCGCTTTTCCTGTCCGATTCTGTGAATTCTTTTTTTGCTCTGTTCAAACAGTTCACTTCTATCTGTCAGGG